CCACTCTTAATAAAAGTATCTGTGAACGAATGTTTGGCAACTATCATGAACGGCATATTGAATATGCGTATTAGGATTCACCAGATTCTTCTAACCATGGGAGGACTTGGTCCTCAGTAGTATTTATCGGTTGATCGCTCTGACCCAGGATATTCTTGCCTAACCAGATCAGCATACTGCGATCACCATTAAGGGCTAACTTTAATTGAGCCCTTCTTAAACGCTGATTCGTTTCTAGTTTATTCTTTTGTATTATATCACGGAAGTTGTCCACAAAGGTTTGTAACTTAACGTCAAAGAAGTCTGCCATTTCCTTGTGTGTACAATGCAATCTGGCTAGTTCTGCTACTTGTTCTTCTGGTATAACAGTCTTATTACGCCCAATAACTCTGCCACGCACGGTTTTTTCGCCATATTTAACGTTCTTTACCTTATAGAGTGTATTGGATTGTGTTGTTGCGTTATCTTCAGTTGACATTGCGTTCTCCTGTATTGTCAGTATCGTCGCTACTGTATGCGTATCGTTATTTATCTGTTTTGTGCTTTTTGTATTTTGTTGGTCGCTGACCTGGTCCTGCTGTAAAGCGATTCATCATCTTCCAGCCTGTTGCTGTCTTCTGATACTTACGCACCTTTGTGGGTACTGGCCATAAACTGTCCTGGTGTATGATATAACCCATTTGTTCAGTGGGTAACATGTCATGTATCTGGATTAGAACTTGGTATTGCTTCAGACTAATATTGCCACTATGCAGAACATCATGAACCCATCTAAACATATGATCTGCTGTTCTCATAGTGTTTAATAAGACATCTTTTTGCTCAGGTGTTACTTCCATATACATATTTAACTATATTCTGGCAATTGCTACGCAATTACCGATTTACTTCGGCAAACAAGTTTGCCTTCGTAAAAGTATTTCCTGCGGAATCCGAACAGTATGATGATATAATATAGATGACTTGATGTAGATTGTTTCAGTCAGACGGAACCACTTCTGGTTCCATCCTCTTGATGTGAGTAGTCACAGCCTAGATGAGCAGGTATTTAACACTATGGGACAAAGGATCTTGTAACTATCTCCAACCTGCTACGGTATGCTGATGCATGTATAACTTCGTTCCTATTGTTATACTGTTTATGTCCAGTGTATTTGGGCTAACAGAAAGAGCCTACAACGTATATAATCAGTGGGTATGCTGTATATATTTGTTTTAAGAGTGCGGGTACCGAAATCGCCGCCTTTATCTCTAGCCTTATATCTGGTGGCTAACCTTATGTTCTGTTTGTTATATGCCTAATCTACGACTTAATTCCATTTGTATCATAGTGTGTTGTGGACCATTTGTTCTGTATTCGTCTAGTCCCCACTTTAAGTAATTAAATGGTAGATCTTTTAATTTTTTGCCTTGATGTTTGCCTGGGTATTGCCATATTTCGTTTTCAATAAAACGTGTAAATTGTTTTGTTTTTTTTAATTTTGCCATAATGAGTTGCCTAAGTGGAAGCAGATGGGTTTTTGATTTCAATCAACCACAATGTCTATCTGGCCGCATCTACTTCGCAAATTTATTTATCGGATAGAGCATATATGGTGTCAGATTTACTGAACGCCACCATATTGACTATGTATACAGTATCATTAGGTAAAAAGTCTTCAAATTTACCAGTAAAGTAATTGTATGCCATATTGCATATCTGTACAACGTGTGGTAATTGCTTCACAGTAAAGTCTCTGGTGCCTGTGAGTTCAAAGTTATCTTCCAGTCCCTCTAAAAACGAAGCATAAGTGTTGTATGCACCTTTTTTACCTCTGGTGGGTCTGGGTAGATCCTTTTGTTCACAAAAAAAGAACTGTTTATAAAATTCTGACTGAAAAGGACTATCGTCTTTATATTCCTTTACATGTCCATAAAACATACTGTAACACCATCTTAAATACTCCTGATGACTGGCATCCAGTGTGATATATTGTGCTGTATTATGTTTTTTACCTTTGCGATAATATATTTTTAATGGTTCTGTGGGTGGGAAATACTTGTTCATAGTACTGCCTCCTTATCAAATCTTATGTATTCTTGGTAATCGTTTTCATCAGTTTGATTATATGGCGATTTACCACGCTCTTCCCAATAAATATCAGTACGTTTATGATCTTTTCTTGGCGTAAAATCTATATGATTACCTAATGCGTCTTTATTCCAACTATGGTTTATACAATAAGTGCCGTCTTTATAGTCTGCTACTTGTATCCAACCACTAACACATTCATAACCATTCATACTCTGTATTATAGAATTATAATGACACTCTTCAAGTTCCATGTCTGGATGAGGATTATAATAAACAGATTTCTGTTCTAAATCTTTTACAATGTTCATAATCCCTTCCTGGCTTCGTGAGGATAATTTTCATGTGAAGGATGTAACCAAAACTTAGTTCTTTTAACTTCTGTTCTCCAGTCATGTGTTGTACTAATTACTTTGCCTCTGAGTGGATGTTGCTGACGTGGATTCTCATAATAAGCATTTTTATACTTGTTTACTTTACGTCTGATGCTCTGTGGATGTAGATTTAATTCTAAACCCAGTTCATAATCAGTTTTGTTATGTAATTTTTCCGCTAAAGTAGGCTTTGCCTTGCGTTGAAACGGGGTGCCATAGTTCTGCACTCTCATATGTATAGTTGCAGGGTGTACACCTTCCTGTTTTGCTAAGTCTACTGCGTGTATTCCCCATTTACTGTAAAAACTATCTGGGTTTTCACTCATTGTGGTGTTACTATGTTGCCTAGTAGTGTAATTTTTTTCTGATTCTGGTCTATATCTGTATTCAGTATAAGCACCTGAACCTTTTATCCATTTTCCTTTATCTGTTGTCATTGTTGTTGCCTCTAAAAATGTACCCACATTATTGTTGATACAAGTTTATTTATCTTTATTACAAGATTTAGTCAACTTTTATGGTAAATAAATTGTTATTTTGTTAATTTAGATATTTGTGATTGAGCCCATCTTAATGCAGATGTAGACCCCCAAAGTTCATAAGCCTGAATTGCTTTAGATGTTTCTCTGGTTTTGCCTTGTGCTTTTGCTTTTTTATAGTTGTCTCTTGCTCTTACAAGGTAACTACGCATTCGGATTAATGTTTGTAGTGATAGATTATCACCATTTGCTAACTGATTTGCCCTGGCCAAGCCTACCGGTGTGCCTGCCTGACGACTTTTAGGTAAAGTTTTTCTTACATCTAAAACTTTACGGGCTATTTTTCTGACATTTGCTGGTGCTACTGGCATTATAACATCATTCCTGCTACTGTGGCACCTAATGTGCTAATAGTGAGTAACACAAGACCCCATATACGATTGTCTAGGCGATCTAATCTGCTTTCAAAATATTTTCTGTTGTCTTTGACGTCTTCCCATAAATCATCTATATCTTTATGAATATGTGCCAAGTGATTGTTTTTGATCTGCTCAATCTCACTATGGAGTTCTTGTGTTGTTATTCTTTTAGCCATTTTATAGTGTGCCTATAATTTCTGCTTCCTGTGATAGAAATTCTTCCTGGCTTATTTCACCAGTTACGTATCTTATAAATAATGCTTCATATTCTTGGCTCATTTTACATTCCTAATAATTCTTTTATTTTGTCACATAATGCTCTACAGTGACCTTTAATCTTGTTCCACATATCCTATTTTCTCCCTTATAGTGTTAAGTTGGTGTGCATCCTGTTGAATTAAACAGCCGACGGGCGTTGATTCCCCTCCTTCTGCTGGATGACTCCATAACCATTCTGAATCTGGGTATATGTCATTCAATCCTTCGCTCATTGTACTGAGCCATTCTGCACTTTTACCAGGCCATGTATATACATAAGCCTCGTGTTTTGTATATGGAAACAATTTAGCCCAGGTGTTTAAGCAATTAGCGTTTGTTTCTACGAATAGTATTTTATCGCTCATATATGCTCTTAGACTCCAGGGGCAACTGTTCCTGATACTCTGAAAGTATGGTAGCCAGTTATTTTCCGCCTCTTTTTCCACCTTTCTTCTTTTTCTTTTTACCGCCTCTTTGTCCTTTACCCATTGGCATAATATTCTCCTATTATAATGCTGTTGATGTTACTTTGTTCCAGGCACTACCTGTATAGAAACATATGGTGCTTTCTGTAGTGTTAAATACAGTATCACCTGCCGCCATACCAGTTAATGCATTAATTTCTGTAGTTGTGTAGTTTTTTAACTGTAAGAATTGTCTGGGTGATATATTTAATGCGTCAACTGTTTGAGCACTATATATACTACCATCCATCTGAATGTTTGCATTACCTTGTGTACCAAAACCTCTGGTACCTGTTGCGGCATTAAACTCAATATGTTTGTTAGGTCTAAATTTAACTAGACTTTGTACAGGACTGTTAGCCGGCTGACCTAGATACATACAAT